TGATACTTTTCATATGCAGTCTTTAATACTGATTTAGGTATAGCATCTTCATACATAGGTGTATCTTCAGGTAGTATATCTTCTATCTTATCTATAAGAACATCTAATACCTTTGGGTTTATTTTCCAGGAGGTTTGTTGTAGATTATTAGCGGCTCTAACAAAGGATGAATTAACATAGACATTATTAAATTTATCTTTTTGTTCTTGAGGTGCTGATATACCCCATCGTTTTATTAAAGGGTAATTCTTAGGTTGCATTATATTGTTTATATCTTCAGGTATAACATCTACTGTATATACGAGTAATCCTTTACTTTCAATAAGTTTAAACTCACCGATTTCTTCCCAACGTTCAGTTGGCTCTATCATGTAAGGAGCTTGAGCGTTATAAGCGCCAAAGCCTTCTGCTCTTTTTACAGTGATAAATCCTGATTGCACATAAGCTTCTAACACTAGATCACCAGTTCTTATTGATTGATGAAAGCTACATTTAGCATTGAAGTATCTTGTGAATACGTGTTCACCAATACCTGTACTAACTTGTGTAACTTTAGCTAGACCTATGGGTTGTTCAGGATATTCTCTAGTAAAGTTAGAGGACATCTTATCGAAAGCTACTTGTACTATATTAGGTAAGCTTTCTTTAAAGCTAGATATAGTACGTAAAATTTGAGCGCCCTTGTTTGCTTTAGGGTTATTCATATTTACACTAGAAACTTTTGTTATTAGATAATCCACCACTTCATTTAGAGGGTCTTTCAAGTTATCTTTCATTAGGTATTCCCTTTTAATAATGGACTACAATCATATACTAAAGCTATCTTCTTGTAGTTCATCGTTTAATCTGCCTGTATCATAGTCATATTTACAAGTACCTGCTGGACCTGTTTTACCAGTATATCTTGATTTTAATACTGATAGTTTGATTGTGTTTCTTTCTTCTTCTTTCTCTGCAGTTATATTACGAGCAAAGGCTAGTATATCGTGAGATATTTGTTTGATAGAACCAGAACCACGTATATCATCTACAGTAGGTAATCTACCTTCTTCAAATGATTGACCTGCTGTACCCATCTTTCTTAAGTGAGACACTAAGCCTATCCACACGTTATGTTGCTTGGTTATTCTTAGTAGATCATTCATTATTTTATCTATAGCTTCGTTACCGGTTAATCCATCAGAACCTTCTGATACTAATATAGTAATGTGATCAATGAACAAGTACTTACACCCAGATAAAGCCATGTATTCTAGTTGAGATATAATACCGTTAGACATAGAACCACAGTGATCTAACACTAATACTCTATCTTTGAACTTGTCGAAACCGACTCTTAGTTCATCTAGCTCTATTTTTTCTGCCGCAGGGTTTTTATTTATTCCCATGCCTGATAACTTAAGAGTAGTTTCAGCGGGGCTTTCTTCGAGTGCAATGATACCTATCTTTTCATCAGTTTTATCTATGATATCTAACACTATTTCTCTTAACATAGTAGATTTACCTGCACCAGTACCAGAAACCCATAAGCTTATTTCACCTAGTCTCATACCTTTGATTTTATCATTTAGGCCTGAGAAGCATTTAGGGTATGGTAATGACTCGATTTCATTATATTCTACAAGCTTAGCCCACAAGTCTTCACCTGTAACAATACCTTGAGGACTATACTGTTGAGCATCCCATATACCTCTTAGTAGAGACATATGACCAGAATTAGTTAGTGCTTCAGAAGCATCTTTGTGAGATGTTTTAGCAACTTTTACTTTATCAAAGCCAATAGCATTAGCTAACTTATCTACAGCTATTTTACCTGCTTCATCTGTATCGATAAACAGTATTACTTCTTCGAATGATCTTAGATAGTCTCTGTTTTCTACTACTGCTTTTAAGTTAGATGCAGAAGGTATTGATACAACAGGGTATATTGTTCCAGTACTATACTTACTATATGCTTCAGCTACAGCTAATGTATCTTCTTCACCTTCAGTGATAACAATACGTTTACCACCACCAGAAAAGATGTTTTGACCAAACAAAGTTAAAGGCAATCTACCTTCAACTCTAAAGTCTTTAGGAAACAATCTTTTCTTGTTACCCACAACAACATTGTTTTCATAGTAAGGGTAGAATACAGCACTAGTTCCACCAGAAGAGGATACTTCTTTTTTAACACCGAACATTTCACATACTTTACTAGATATATTACGTTCAGCAGAAGTACCGAAAGGTAATGATTTTATAGGCACAACAGTATTATCTTCTTTATTGTTGAAAGCTCTTTTATTACTTTCACAATCGGGAGTGAAACACCATGTAGAACCATCATCATATTCACATTTGTTGTTACTTGAACCACAAGAATTACATTCAGTCTTTCTTATTATTTTACCCATAGTTATATTCCTAACTTGTTACACATTATTAATTGTTCGAAAGCGGATTCAACACTTAATTTAGGATTACTAATAAGTATTTCTGCCGCAAGTATTTCTTTAAGACGATATATTGCTTGTTCTCTCGTCTCCCCAGTCGTCATTACATTCACCCAACCCTTCACGAATGTTGCTTGGTATTGGTCTGGATGATTCCAGTCCTTTTCCACTTTTATGTTGAATGTTTTTAATAGCTCTTCGTCCTGTACGGATATCATAGCGATCATTAGGTGTTCTCCTTAAGTATATAAGATCCATGTTGAGTTGCATATTATCTTCCCAACCTCTTCCATAGTGTTCTTTCCAGAAGTCTTTTACTTTATTTAAGTGTTGAGACATAGGTACATCTACAAGTACTTTAGATGCTTTAACTTTACCTATACCTTTAAGTCCAGTAATATTATCAGTAGAATCACCCGTCATTACTTGAGTATGTAATAGTAGTGATGCTTCTTCTTCGTTTATATTAATGTATTCTTTTCTTCTTGTATTGTAATGTAAGCCAGGTACTTGTAACATATCTTTATCTATACTTACTACTATACCAGGTTCTTCTGTTTGCCACATAGCTAACAAATCATCAGCTTCCATATCATCAGCTGTTATTGAGTTCCAACCATCTTTTAGATATTGGAAGCATATTCAAAGAATTCTTTTTCTTCTTCAGTTAATTCTTTTTTACGATTACCTTTATATGGCGGGTAAATATCTTTTCTAAAGTTACCTATACCTTTTATAGCTATTTTACCCTTACCACCTTCTAGATCTGACATTATATTAGTTATTGTTTGATCTAATTTCTTTTTAATATCTTTAGTTTTCTTAGCACCCCAAATAGATTGGTATACTAGAATGTCTCCGTCAATGTATATATTAGTACTCATCATCTTCTACCTTTGTTATTTCAAGTTCACCTATATGAAGGCCGATTACTATGTCAAGTAATTCGTCGGCCTTCTTATCTAACTTCCATAGTTGATAAGACTGAAATAGTATTATGCCTATCAACAGGAAGAATACTTCTATTAACTCCATGTATCTACGTATTCAACTAAATGATCATAGCCCCCAATGTGGAGACCATTAATTATTATTTGTGGTACGGTATTACCTAGCCTTTCTTTAACATCATCTATAAATTGAGGTTCTTTATCTAGTCGAACTTCATTTATAACACAATTCTCTAGGGAATGCAATAAGTTTTTTGCCTTCTCACAGAATACACAGTTAGGCTTTGTATACATAGTAACTATACGAGGACTAGTATACTGATCCATTGAGTAACTCCTTTTTATCCTCATAAGGTGCTACCACCCTACGATAGAACTCTAGTTGAGCTCCAGTTAAAGCACCCATAACATCATTGAGTGTCTGATAGTTATACGGGCCGTTGTCTGTAAGATAGTCCTTTATCATATCTGCTATCAGGTATTGTATTTCACCTGCATTTTTAGGTGAGTCATCAAACAGTTCTTCTCTTCTTTTTCTTTCAATATATGGCATTAATGCACCTCTAAATAATCGTTACC